AACCTTGAAGAGGGTGTGCTGTCCCAGCTGCGTGCTTACGGCATGCTCGTGGGTAACACCAAGGTATCGCTTCCGTTCGGCGGGGAAATTCTCCCGTCAACGACTGGCGCTGCCTCCAAGGACGGTGGTAAAGAAACGTTCGTCGTCTTCGATGAATCCCACCTGTACACGACCACGTCGCTGAAGTCCATGTACGCTACGGTTACGCGTAACCTTCCGAAGCGTGCAATGATCGCCGAGACCTGGTCCCTCGAAACAACCACAATGTACTCACCCGGGCAAGAATCCATCGCCGAGCAGACCTTCCAGTTTGCCCGAATGATTATGGAATCCAAAGAAGCAGTTGCCCGCGGTAAACGAGCCACAATGAAACTCGATACCCTGCTGTACGACCACCGATGGGGTGAATGCGAAGACCTCGGCGACGAGGAAACCCTCGCTGCAGCCATCATCGATTCGTACGGCGACGCCATGGAATGGAATTCCGTCGAAGGCGTCATGGGTAAGATCTTCGATCCGCGTACTACCGAGGCCGAATCTCGGCGGTACTACTTGAATGACATCGTGTCCGAGCAGAACTCGTGGGTTGAGGTACATCAACTCCGTGCAAAGACCGTGCCTGTATTCGCCATTCCTCCCAAGACCATGATTACCCTGGGCTTTGACGGCGCTGTCTCCGATGACGCCACTGCCCTGATCGGTTGTGTGGTCGAGACTGGCGAAATCTTCCGAATCAAGATTGTTGAACGACCCGACATCCCGCTCAAGGATAAAGAGGGCAACGAAATCAAATGGGAAGTCAATCCCGTTGAGTTCGATGCCGCTGTTGCCTTTGCGTTCAAAACGTGGAAGGTTGTTGGGTTCTTCGCTGATCCTCCGTTCTGGCAGACATACGTCGATGCCTGGGACGCGAAATACGGCGAACAGCTCTTGGTCAAGGCGGGACAGGCATCAGCCATTCGTTGGTGGACCAAGCGTGACACTCAGATGAGCGTTGCACTTGATCGGTTCCACGATGAAATCTGCAACGAGTCGGGTACCGCCCGAATCCAAGCTGACAAGACGATCATTCGACACTTCCTCAATGCGAGGGTGTGGGAACGGCCTGCCGGCAACGTGATCGGCAAGGAATCGAAGAAGTCACCCAAGAAGATTGACGCATGTATGGCCGCAACTCTGGCATTTGAGGCGCGCGCTGCATACCTGCACCACGGCGACAAGCCGAAGGACACATTCGTTCCACGACGCGTAGACAAGAGGTAGTCATGCAACTAAGCATTGACGAGATGAAGAAGCCGAACACCGATGAGTGGTGGATCAAACGGCTTTCTATCAAGCTCGCCGAACGTTTGCCGCGATTGGCTGAACTCCAGTCGTGGTTTGAAGGGGACCCGCCCCTCGCATATCCCGATAAGGGTGGCGAAGGATTTGAACGTCTCCAGAAACTCGCACGACTGAATCTTGCCGAACTGATCGTCAACGCTGTTCTCTACCGTATGAACCCAGTTGCATTCCGAACTGCGGCCGACGGTGACGAGAACGGCGACGAAGAGGCAGGACGCATCTGGAAGCAGAACCGTATGAAGACGACCTCGGCAGAAATCCTTGAATGGATGCTCGCCCTGTCCGTGTCGTACGGCTCCGTTGCCCAACAGATTGGCGCTGACGGCCAGCCCCGTGCTCTGCTGCGTTCGGAACATCCCACACAGTGCATCACCGAGGACGACCCAGAGAATCCGGGCTACGCACTCGCTGCGCTGAAGGTGTACCGCGACGACCTGACGAATTCTGACGTTGCTGTGCTCTACCGGCGCGGTGCAGACGGTAACATGGCGACCATGCGTGTCGCACGCCACGTCGGCAATTCGATTCTGCCGGGCGTCCGTACGAACGCTGTGTCAAAGGCATGGCAGATCCGCCCGGGCTCCTGGGAATGGGAAGATGAAGGCGTTGAGCTCTTCACCGAGACCGTGCCGATTCACGCGTTCAAGAACCGTAACGGCAAGGGCGAATTCGAGAAGCACATCGCCACGCTGGAACGGATCAACCACACCATCCTTCAGCGGATGATTATCATTGCCTTCCAGGCATTTCGTCAGCGCGCAGTCAAGGGCGTGCCGAACACGGACGAAGACGGTAAGGAAATTGATTACACGGATATCTTCAAGAGTGACCCGGGTGCGATTTGGCTTTTGCCCGAGGTCGCTGAGTTCTGGGAATCGGCGCAAGCTGACCTTACACCCGTCCTTACATCGGTCAAAGATGACATTATTCATCTGGCAGTGTCCTCACAAACGCCATTGTTCAGTGTGGTTCCTGACGCTGCCAATGGGTCGGCGGAGGGTGCAGCTCTTCAGCGTGAGGGGTTGCTCTTCAAGGTCGACGACTGCATCTCGCGAGCGGACCACGCGTTCGCTGCGATGATGGCCGATGCGTTCATGGCTGAAGGCGATTCCGAACGCGCTGACATTGAGGACATCGAAGTTATCTGGTCCTCGCCGCGTCGTTCCTCGCTCACCGAGCGTGCCGTGTCTGCTGTTCAGGCAATGGCTGCTGGTGCTCCATGGCGTACGACCATGTCCAAGTTCCTTGAACTCACGCCTGACGAAATTGCTCAGGCTGAGAAGGAACGCATGGATGACATGTTCCTGCAGGCAATGATGGGTCAAGACCCGAACAACAAGGTCAACAGCCTGCCCGGTACTACCGACATCGCTAAGCTGAAGTAATGGCTGACAACCGGAAACTGCGATTGCTCCTCGAGGCTCAGGCCCGGGGCTACTCGCTGGTTGCGGCCATGATGATCCGTCAACTCGTTGCCATCTGGCAGGGATTCGACAAATGGTACGACGGCGACCTGGTTATTGCCAACGCCGCTCGCTCGGCCACGATCACTGAATCCGCGCAGAAATCAGTGCAGACTCAGACTCTCAGCTACATGAAGTTCGTCTACCAGCAATTCGAGGATCTTCAGTTTCCGACTGAGGCAGAAATCGATGCGATGGACGACGAGAACACCTTGCGAGCCATCTCCGCTCTTGATGAATGGAACCGGCCCGCTGAACAGTATCGGTACGCCAAGTCAATTGGCAAGTCCGACGCTGAGGCAATCACCATCGCCCTCGACCGTGTGCAGGCATTGGGGGATCTTGATCTTGAACTTTCCATGCGGAAGGAATCGAACAAGATTTTCAGGGCCACACCCCAGGTGACTGGGTACCGCCGCGTGTTGCATCCCGAGCTGTCTGAGTCGGGTACATCGTGTGGTCTCTGCATTGCTGCATCAACTCGCGTGTACAAGAAGAAACAATTGCTGCCGATCCACGACCACTGCAACTGCGGTGTGATGCCAGTCGTTGGATCAGAAGACCCGGGGAACACTTTCAACGAAGAGGACCTCCAGCAACTCTACACGCTTGCCGGCGGGACATCCGCTCAGGCATTGAGCCGGGTGCGTTACAAGATTGACGATCACGGGGAACTGGGACCGTATCTTGTAGAGGAAGGCGCACCCAATCGATCCGCTGGGCGGACATTGCCCAAGCACACGAACTACTCCCGACGTGAGTCGGTGGACGCACAAATCAAATCGCTGAGCGACTCTCTCGAGAGGTTGCTTGCGCGGTCACGAGCGGGCGAGGATCTGACGCAGCCGATCACCTGGCAACAGGATCGATTGAGCGTGCTGAAGAAAGAAGCCCAGGAAATGGCGCGTCCACGTCGCCGGGGGAGGAAAGCAGCATGAGTGGCGCTGGATCACAACATCCCAGCTGGGAAAAGTTGCGTGAGGCTCTCGAAGCTCACATCAAGGAATCGGCTGGTGGCGAAGGTTACGTCCTGGGTGACTGGGTTCTGCTCAGCCACGTAGTCGACCTTGAAGCTGAGGACGATGGCGGTGGCGAATACGTCATGGCTTCGTCTTCCCAGGTACCACACATTGTCGAAGGCATCCTGGCTCAAATCGTGCTGTTCCGAGGCCCGAATACGAGTGACGATGACGATTAGGCTTGTGTGTGGCCCACCGGCTGCAGGCAAAACCACGTACGTCAAGGACCATGCGAAACAGGGAGACCTGATAATCGACCTTGACGCCCTACGCGAGACGTACGTTCACGATGACATCGCCAAAGCTGTGCGACAGACGCTTGAAGCGTCGGTACAGACACATACTGGCGATGCGTGGGTGATTCGTACACTCGCCGATGCAAACAAGCGTACAGACGCTGCAAAACGTCTTGGTGCTGATGAGGTAGTTGTGATCGCCACACCTGCTGAGCTCGCCAAGGAAAGGGCACGGAAACGTGACCCAGACAAAGATCTTTCAGAGCCCATTGACCGTTGGTGGAATTCTTATTCCATGGTACAATCGGACCTGATTGTAAGCCCCGACATGGAGCACCCTTCCGACAAGGAGAAAACAATGGCAATGCGTAAACCGAACCAGCTGAGGTTCGCCGAAGGCGACAACGACAACTCAGGTGGTGGGGGTTCTGACAAGGACCTCGGTTTTCCCAAGGATACGCCGCTCGTTGAAATGAACGAGAAGCAGCAGATCGCCTACTGGAAGCACCACGCACGGAAACATGAGGGCACAGCAAATGCCCGTGCGGACTACGACCAGCAGAAGGCTGATGCCGAGAAATGGCGTAAGGCCCAAGAGGACAACAAGGCACCGGATCAGAAGATCCTTGATGACGCCGTACGCGAGGCAGCCGAGAAGGCTCGCAAAGAGGAACAGGGCAAGCTGGCTCCTCGACTCGTCAAGGCTGAGTTCAAGGCTGCCGCTGCCGGCAAACTGTCCAAGGAACTCCTCGATGCTTTCCTGGAGGATGTGAACCACAGCGTGTACCTGAAAGAAGACGGTGAGCTTGATACCGACAAGATTCAGAAGCGCGTGGATGCACTTGCCCCCCAGCAACAGCAGCAGCGCAAATTGCCGAACCACCAGGGGTACCGTCCCACTGACGGCGCCACTTCAGTAACTAACGGCCGCGACCTCTTCGCGAGCCGCAACAAGAAAGGTTCAAACTAATGCCTCGTTTTCGCACTGAGCGGGACTGGGTTGCCGGTGACATGTCATGGCTCGGTTCGGGTCACGGTATTCGCAATGCGCGTACCGAAATCCTGGACATCTCGGCCTTCACGGCAGCAACCCACTACCCCAATGGCTACATCCCGTCCGGTATGCCCGTCGCACGTGTGGGCGGCATGCTCGTCCCCTACGATGCCACTGAAGGCACCGTGACTGGCGCTGGCATTCTTGCCGGCTTCATCCTGACGGACACTCCGCTGTTCGTCACCCCCGGTGCTACGGCGGCTGCGACCGACGACACCAACGTGCCGCTGCTCGACCACGGTCGAGTCAAGGTCGGCAAACTGCCCATCACCTTCGTGGCGCCTGCGGCTGCTGCGAAGTCCGCCGCTGTCCAGTTCGTCTTCATCTAAGGAAGGGGTGACTAACTAATGACAACTCTTTGGACCGATGTAATCGATCCGGCCACCCTGACCGGTTACATGCGTGAATCTCTCGCTGCGTACGAAGCTCGCCAGGGGTCTCTCGAGACCTACCTGAACAACGAGCACGTCCCGGACATCTCTGTCTCGTTTGACGTTGGGGCCTTTGGTCTCACTCAGACTGCTCGGTTCCGCGCCTACGACGCTGAGCCCGAGTACGGCAAGGAAGAAGGCGGCAAGCGTGTCATGATCGAGCTCCCGGCTATCGGCCAGAAGCTTCCGATTTCTGAATACCGCGCTCTCCGCCAGCGCAACGCCTCCGACCAGGCGATGCTCAACTCCATCCTCAAGTGCGCCGACCGTGTCGTTCGCGCTGTGTCTGACCGGATGGAACTCCTGCGTGGTGTGGTCCTCGATACGGGTAAGGCTACCGTGTCCCAGACCAACTTCACCATCAACGACGACTTCGGTCGTCCTGCAGGCCACACCGTTACGGCGGCTGCCTACTGGTCCATCGCTGGCACGGACCGCATCGCGGACCTGCTCGCATGGCAGGACACCTACCGCGCAACCAACGCGGTCAACCCGGGCACGCTGCTCATGTCCTCGACTGTGTACTCACAGTTCCGTAAGGGCACGCAGTTCGTCAACACCATCACCAACCGGCCGATGGTTGCCTCCGACATCAACCAGATCCTGGTTGACGAAGGCCTGCCTCCCATCACGATCTTTGATCGTCGGGTCAACTACGAGGGTACTCTGACTCCGGTTCTGCCGGCGAACAAGATCCTCTACCTGCCGTCTCCCTCGGATTCCGAGATGCTCGGCAAGACCTACTGGGGCACGACCCTCACCGCCACCGACCTCGGTTGGGGCATCGCCGACGATGAGCAGGCAGGCATTGTTGCTGGTGTATACCGCAACGAACAGCCCCCGGTCATCGCCGAAGTTATCTCGGATGCCATTGGCATGCCGGTCCTGGGCAACGCGGCTCTGAGCTTCTCTGCTCGGGTGCTTGCCTAATCAACCCATCTGTGAGGGGGTCCTTCGGGGCCCCCTTACATTTGAGAAAGGTTAGACATCATGGCAAAGAAATTCAACACTTATGTCGTCGTCCACAAAGACCCTGCTGAAGACGTTTGGTTCGCTCCTGGCGATGAGGTTCCTGACTGGGCACTTGAGCTCGTTGGCGATCACGTTTACGGTGGCAATCACGAGGCTGAGGAAGTCGACGTTCGTCTCACGGACCCTCACTACGAGGAAGACGATCCGGAAGGCAAGTTCCAGACCGCGATCACGCTTCCTCCTGAAGAGGGCGGCATCCTGGAAAACGTGGACGACGCCGACGACGACGAGGAAGTAGACCTCGACAAACTCACCAAGCGTGAACTGCAGCTCATGGCCCAGGAAGCTGGGCTCGATGACACCGGCACCAAGGCCGAGCTGATCGAACGCCTCGCCGACTAGGAGGTTACCATGTCTAATGTTCTCGGTTACGTGTCTACCGATCTTGAGACACCATACGAGGGCGAGCTGGACCTGGAAAACCTTGACGAATGGTACCAGGATAAGATCGATGAAGCAGTTCGCCTGCTGATTCGTAAGATCCCGAACCTCGTCAGTCGCATCGCATCCTATGATCCCTCGGCTGGCACTGGACTTGATCCACTGTTCGTCAAGGATAAGGTCATGGGTGCGGTACTCCGCGTTCTTCGAGACCCTGAAGGTCTGTCCGAAGAATCTGAAGGCAACTACTCCTACAAACGGAACCCAGTCGTGGCGTCAGCTAACATCTGGTACACCAAGGACGAACTTGCTGACCTGGGCGTCACATCGACGGCTGACAAGCC